GTAAGAAATGGTTAACCATATCGTTGAACTTTTTATCGTTCTTATCGGCCGCATCTTTCAATTCGTAGCACAAGGATACAGTCAAAGAATACATAGCCGAAATTTCTTTCGAATCCATCTTCTTAACCTTGCCTGCCAAAATGTCTTCAGGCTTAGGCATCTTGCTGGCAATCTTGCGATGAGCCATAAACTTAATAGCCAAACCTTCGCCAACAGCACCGCTGACAAGATCCATCATCGTACTGTCATCAGTGTCGTCTTCTTCCAACAACTCGCTGACGAAACTCCATGAACGAGGAGTAGCAAAACTACGGCTTGCTGACTTTGGATCAAAGTCGTACAAGTCTTTCTTTGCAAATGTGCAGTAACCCACAACATCTTTGTGTACTCGATTAGTAGTAGCCCACTGACTCCAGTCATCAAAGTCTACACGCATTTCCAAATGTAGGAAACGATTAGCCAACGGAGCAGGCATGCGATAAGTAACACCTTTGTCTGCTTCACGGTTACCGGCGGCAACGATTAGAACGTTGTCTGGCAGTTTGTACTGTCCTACACGGCGATTCAAAATCAGTTGATATGCCGCGGCCTGTACGCTAGGAGCCGCAGAGTTCATTTCGTCAAGGAACAAAATTACATACGGATGTTTACTAGCCAATTCTTCATCAGGCAGTTCGCTCGGACTACCCCAAACCATTTTGCCCTGATTAGGATCAAAATAAGGAATACCTTTAATGTCTGTAGGTTCCCACAATGACAAACGAATGTCAATAACATGGGCAGACATCTCGCCACCAATTTGGTGAATGATATCGGACTTACCAATTCCTGGAGGACCCCACAGGAAGATCGGACGCTTCTTTTTAAACGCTTTTCGAATTGCGTTCTTGGCGCCATTTGGGCTAACTTGCCGATTAATAATTTCTACTTTTGCCATTAAATGCTCCTGTTAGGGTGTTAAAACTGTTTCGCAGTACCACTATTATATGGCAAAACGGCACTAATGTCAACTGTTTTTAGGAGATTTGGGCAGACTTTTTTCGGGTCATTGCTTTATTCAAGCCGTATTGGCGAACATCGCCCGAAAACAAATGTAGTTCAAATGCTTTTCGCTCTGCCAAAACTGTAATAGTTTCGGGTGTAAGGAAATATGGACAGTCAATGAACTTGTCCAAAAAAAGAATAACTTGGGGTTTCAAATCCAAACTTGCAGGAAACGGTACTTCGTAAACTCTAAGATCCAAATTTGTCTTTAGAAAATCAAAACCGTCTTCTGTTAATCGTAAACCGCCCTCTTCTTTTTTACGATTATTCATAAACCATTTTCTAGAATACGTTAAGGTGTTTTCTTCAGTCACGGCTAGATTGCCTGCTTTCAAAAAAATCTTAGTATAAGTTTCCTGATTCATTAAATTTCTTCGCCATGCGTTAACTTAACAACTTTAAATTCTGTTGAATCGAATAATGAGTTTAATTTTTTAGCCAAATTAAGTGCATGGCCTGGATTTGAAAAACTAACTTTTTTATACTTGCTTCCAGCATAACCGCCCAGACTATCCTGGCTTTTCAAATTGAAAGGCTGTCCTTTGTAAAAGACAGCCCAAATAGCCTCGGCTTCGAGGATTTGATTACTCTTAAAAGTGTTTTTGTTTATGTTTTCTAAAATTATTTTAGGTCGTGGTCTGCTCATAGTATGCGTATCCAAATTATGTACGCATATATTTATTACTTTTCGTTCCAATTTCCCCCGTCCATTTTTACCTGGACTTCTGGTTCTACACGTTGTACAGACTGTATTAGACCTTCATAATTACCTGCTAACCTAGTCATAACTAAGGATAATGTATGACTAAGTGCCTTTGCAGTAGCAATGTCCATGCGAATTTCTCTTTGATTGCCAAGTTCTGCTCCTCGAACTTGATTAATAAAGGTCTGCAATGCTATTGTGTTTATTTTATCGTTTTGCATTAGAAAGCCTTTGTTTCATTTCAATGTCTGTTTTGAAAGGACCCTCGTATGGATATCGTTCGATGGTAATTAGTTTAGGACAAAAACTCTTAACCCATCCTTTTTCAAATTTAATAATGTAGTAGCCAGCACAATATACGCTTTTACTTTTTTCACTTTTAGTAAACAAAGGTAAATTTTTTCTTACATCGAACATTGGATTGTGTGGAGTTGAACTTGTAGAGTATCCATGTACTTCGGTATCAACTTCTTTTTCAGATAAAAACGATCTTGAAATAAAAAAATCTTTGCCGAAAGTTTCAAATAATTTCTTTTTATTGTCAAACGTTGCAACTTTGTCTTTGCTACTGAACACATATTTCTTTTGTTCGGTAACTTTTAAGATGCCAACTTTATTTCCTTGGTCTTCTACAATCCAAAATTTTCCGTCTATTACAGGTTTAGCATGTAATTCAGTCATTGATGATACCTCGCATTAAGTGGTTCTGCATATTGTTGTGCTTGATCAGAAATTTTCTTCAGATCGTATAGTTGACAAAATTTAAGAAGTCTAATTCCAACTTGGCTTACATTTTTTTCTTTGTCAATATTATCTTTAATTGTACTAAAGATTTTTTCTTTAATATCAGCCGGCTGCTCAGATAAGTCGATAAGTCGACGGTTGCGTTCATAATCCTCTAGAACACGGTGTTCTTCGCCTTTATGGTCTACCCAACGTTGTAACATGAGATTGTTCCAAGCGAATCCGCGATTATCTTTATCTTTAAAAGCATCTTCCAATTTATTCTTACGCACCTTTGGATAAGCACTAAAGACATTATCGCTACTGTCGCCACGAATACATTTTTCGAACAGCAACCATTTAGGATCTGGTATTGCTTTAGGTTCTTTAGTTTTGTTGTCTATGACAATTTTACCTTTTTTATCAAACACGCCCTCATAGGTAATATGATGTTCTTGTACACCGTTATACTGACTTACTGTAGGAGATATTAATTGATAAAAATCGCTGTCTGTGCTGATGATAACATGTTTATCTGAGGGATGACTTTGAATCCATCCAGCAATCAAATCATCTGCTTCTAACTCTTTATGCTGTAGCACCGTGCAGTTAGTCTTTTCTTCGATGAAAGTTTTAAACATATCAAAACTTTCCCAGAACAATTGATCCTCTTCTTGTTCTTTTACAGTAAGTGCGGCACGAGCATCGCTACGATTACGTTTATATGGCTCGTAGTAGTCTTTACGCCACGAGCGACCTTCGAGACAGAACACTACATGACTACCACCAAAGTCTTGCCATGCTTTTTTGATACTGTTAAGTGTAATATGGAATGCCATGCCCAACTTAATGTCAGCGTCGCCCTTAATAACGTGTCTAGCACGAAAAAATGTGTTAGCAGTATCAACTATAATATATGTCATGAAACTTCCGATTTACCTTCAGCAATTTTCTTAACGTTGATATAACCAGCGCCTCGCTCAGTCATATCAACACCTTCTTCCCCGGCAATGTCTCTACATAGTGTTCTGAACCAGCGATCTACAATCTCTTCATCCGGATCACCATCAAAGCCATATCCTTGTTGTTTCAATTGTAACACAAACTCATCGTTCCAGTCAAGTTCTAAGAACCCATTTCTTAAATTATCTTTGGCTACGTGTGTTTCCAAAACAGCGACCCAGGGTTCACCTTTGGCAGTAGCACGTTGTTTAGGAGTTTGTTTAGCAGTTTCTTCTGCTTGTTTAGCACGTTCGGCGGCTTTAGTTGCTTTGGTTGCAGTTTCAGCAGCCTCTGCGGCAATGGCTAGTGAACGTTCGGCTTGTGCTTCAATCTTGTCTATTCCAAATATCTTTTTAATAATTTTTTTCATTAGGTCCCCCATTCATTTTTAAATAACGGCACTTGTAGTCTGTCACTGTAACGCAAGCCTGCTTTCATTGCCAAGTCTGCTACCGTTCTGTTATTAAGAGCGTAGACGCTTTCCACCCCGCCTACTGGCATTAGATAAACATGTCCTCTAAATCCTGCTTTACGATATGCGGCAATAGCACACTCTGCATCTTTAAAGTCTTGTTCAGTAGCAATAACAAACTTCAAATATGCTGTGCCAAAATCTTCGTATTCGCAAACTACTTCTGGTAGAATTGCTTCTTCCCACTTCTCTCCACTACATGGAAGTTTAGCACTTACAGAGAATGTAACTTCTCTAGCAAAATCCATATTAGGCATTTGCCATTCTACTAGATATTCTTTAAACTCTTCTGTTAATTTTTGAGTACCATTTGTTTCAAATGTAATCTCTTTTAAGCCAGCCATTTTAGGATGATCTAACAGGTCTGGATAAGCACGTTGCCAACCTAACAACGGCTCCCCGCCTGTGATAACAAGATGCTCATCCTTCCACTCACCATGCGGGATAATCTCTGCAATACGATCTGCAATAGCGTCAGTGGTTAGCATAGGACTTAGATCTTTAAACTCTGGCATCCAACTAGCATACGAATCACAACCTGTACTAACTAACGGCAAGTCTTCATACTTCATAAAAGACTCGATCATAGTATGTGTAGTCGCAATGTCTGTGGCTTCATGACTTACTTCTCCGCGAGGCATTCCAAAGCCAGCACATTTAAAGTTGCAACATTTAAAGTTACAACCAAATGTGCGTAAAAACACAGACGGGACGCCCATGTAGCGTCCTTCACCTTGGATACTGTAAAACAGTTCCGCAATTTTTAGTTTACTCATTGTTTAAATAATTCCAAGTTAATAATCTTTGCTACACGCTCGCCAACATCTTCTCCACTTGGGATAACATAAGTTTGTTGGTCATGCCTGTCCTTGCGGTCGTCATAGTGTCGGACATTGAGAATTTTACCACCAACGGCTGTACTTAATTCAAATGTAATACGTCCTTCTCCTTCGGGTCGTCCACGTTCTACCATTGCACCTTGTAGTGTACTCATTTTAATGTAATCTCTTTCTTTAAGTTGTTCTTCGTATTTGTGGCGATTATCCCACATGTTTCGGGTCTTTTTATAAAGCCACTTGTCAAACCAAATCATAATTTCTCCACGGTTACGGCATGTAGTCTATCTGCGGCATTTCGAATATCGTCACTTAATTGACCGACACCTAAATTCTTTTCTATGTACCTAGCAATATCATGCAGTTGTACTACAAGGTCACTAAACTCTTGTTTATGTGTCGTTGCCATCTGTGTCCTCTCGATTAGTCATATATTCTTCTAGTTTAACTTTATATTGTTCTTCTGTCAAGCCGTGCCAGCCAATACATTTTCCGTTTGGACTGCGACCACAACCACAAGTACCAAACTCTTTAGAATCTTCTTTTACTCGTACTTGCATGATTATTCTCCAAAATATGTATTCATTATTTCTAACTTATCTTGGTATTCTGCGATCAGAGCAACTTCTTTTTCAATAGCACTCATTAAATCAGTATGATCGTGAATGGCCATAGGATTGTTCAGCATAATATCTACATTCATTTTATGTTTTAGAATATGTGCTTCGAAGTGTTGTTTTAGTACGCCAATAATTTCTTTTCTCATTTTATTCTTCCTCAGGTTTGGGATTATCTATACTCCACGGCCATGATGTTCTGGGATCTGGCCTAGGTTTAAGTTTAACATTTTCTTCAATAACTGTGCCGTCATCCTCGCACAAATCAATTTGATATGGAGCAATGATATGAACAGCAGTGTCTTCTTCCTGCCAATCGTGTTCACCGTCAAATAACCAACCAGCATTGCCTTCGTAGTAGGCTTGCCGGATTTCTTCTTGTTCTTCTTCGCCGATATCGTCACTGAACTCAATCTCAATATTGATACTATCGTCGAATTCACAACCCCATCCTGCATCTGCTCGAGCATAGGCAACATCGTCGCCTTCCCAAGGAAGATTGCAGTCGAGATCGCCTTCTACAAAGCCTTGACCCCAGCGATAAGTTTCGTCAATGGTAAAAGAACTAATGCTACCATCTGCATTTTCTCTAAACATCTCTACGTGGTAGACAATGCTTTTCTTATGCAGAGGTTTAATTACATATACTTGACTCATCTTGGGGCAAAGTCCTGTTGTAGTTTGATGTTGTCAAAGAATTCTTTCTTTGTGCCTTGATCATCTTTGAACGCACCTTTAAGCACCGTAGTCTGTGTAAGACTACTATGTGCCATAATGCCACGATTCTCACAGCATCCATGTACAGCCTGTACATATACACCTACATCGGTTGCGCCTGTGGCTTTTTGAATCTCTCGG